AGCAAAGGTAACACAGGGCTTATGCCCTTGACGTAGGCTAAGGAGAAGTTAACCTCTATTTAAGGAGGGCTTCTGAAAAGCCTAATGTCACTCTGGAAAAGAGTAGCACATGAATGTGCTACTCGATGTCACACTAGCGCCGACATGGACTGCAAAACAGTTCATGCCCGGTTCGAACATGAGGGGTTCTCGTTTTTAACGATTACCCTGCCTACCTTTGGAAAAGCTCTCGAAAAAGCGCTTGACCTTGGGTATGCCGATCCCAGTTCCTTTCTTGGGTTTAAGACCCCAAGAGGGGCGTGTCTCCCCCTATTTCTAGGAGGTTTCACGGATCGTGTGTTCGACCGTAATAGCGGTGTGTTGTTGGACGATCCAGATATAGATGCAATTCATGCCATTCGTCAGCTAACGCTGATGTTTGGCAAGATCCTGATCCCTTGCAGTGATGCAAGGGAGAGGGCTGCTATGTCCGGATATGTCCAATGTGAGAAGGAGGTTCGTGCCAATGATGCTCGTCTGGATGAAAGTGATTTCTCATCCTTTAGGCGGGTATCAAAGGTACTGTTTGGTGACGCATTCTCGATCATCGACCAACAGGTTTTTGATCGTGAAGCTGTTGTCCCCAGACATGGCCCTGGTTCCACTGCAGATAAGCTCCGCGGTAACGCGAAGTACCTGCAGCGGTCATGGCCTTTGCGTCTACAAGAAATCTTCCCTTGGGAAGAGTTCTTGGCGCCAAATTCATCCTTTGTGGATGAACTAAGCAATGACGTGAACCTCCTCGAACCTGGCGCTGAGATTCCCGTTAAGGTAATCTCAGTACCAAAGACGCTCAAAACACCTAGAATCATTGCTATGGAGCCTACTGCCATGATGTATGTGCAGCAGGCCCTAAATGCTTTGATTATGGATCAGGTGAGGGAGAATGACACCCTCCGTCGCCTGATGGACACGCGGCACCAAGAACCTAATCAGTTCTTGGCAAAGCGTGGGTCCTCTAGGGGATCACTCGCAACACTCGATTTGAGTGAAGCAAGTGACCGCGTTTCGAATCAGCTCGTACGTGAGATGCTACGCGAC